GGTGGTTGAACCATCTATGAAAAAGGAAAACATTGATACTAAAAAGATATTAGAAAAGGGTGAATTCTTTGCAAAGAGAATAGACCAACTAATTGATTATCATGAGAATGGTAAAGATATTGATAAGATGGCTTTAGATCTAAGAGATAAGCTAAAGAAATTTAGAAAAAGTGGTTTAGAGTCAGGTGGTGAATACTCTTATGAGAATTTAACATTCAAACTTTTAAGAAGAAATGGGTATATTGAGAAGTTAATGGATCTTAGAAACACTATCTCAAACAAAAAATTATCCCTATCATAATTGTTATCAGTATTTTTTTCCTTTTCCTCTGTATTTATAGGGTAAGAATAAGCTTATTTTTAATTTAAAAACAATGGGAGATATTAAACCTATCGGTAGTGAGAAATTACAAGGGGATGACAAGTTCAAAAGAATTCTTGAGTTAACTTACTACAATCAAAAATCGTCTAATCAAAAAGCTGCTAAAGCTGAATTGGTGAAAGAAAGCACAAATGGTGTTTATGGAATCGTAAGAGAAAAAGACGGTTATTACGTAAAAAAAGGATTGAACGAATCATCACTAGACTATATTGGTGGTATGTTCATGAAAAATAAAAACAAATTTAGTTCATATGCTGAGGCTCTTAAAAGATTAGAACTTTTAAAGGGACAGGAAATGCTGAATGAGGATATAACAAAATATGTCCTAAAAACAAACAAGCCTCAACAAGAAGCACCAATGCCAGCACCATCTGTTGATAGTGCCCCAGCACCTTCAATGCCACCAGCTGACGCTGAGCCAGCGCCGGAGGTACCTGCTGATTCTACTGAGGATCCATTTGCAGGAGGTGATGAAGCACCAGAAGCACAAGACCCAGAAGAGAGTAAGCGTTCTGATTACATGGCGGAAATTCAAAAATATGCTGGTAAATTAGGTCAAGAACTTAGAGACCAACAACCTAAAATGGAGAGCGATGATATTAAGTATGTTTTAAACATGATTATATCTGCTGTTGATTTAGATAAATTAGAAGAAGACGATATTGAAGAGATCGGTAAAAAATTCGATAGAGACGAAGAGGAAATGGGATCTGAAGAAAACATGTCATCACCTGATGAAGGACCAGATGCAGAACCAGAATCTGATGAAGCAGTACCTGCACCTGAAGATGACTTAGCTGAAAGAATGTCTAAATTAGAAGAACTTATCAATTCAAAACTTGGTGATGATACTGATGGTCACGAAGAAGCTTTAGATGAATTATATTTTGATTTTGAAGACGGTGGTGAAGAAGAACCAGCACATTCAGAAGAAGAAAATTCTGATTTAGAGATAACTCACGAATTATCAGACATAAACGAAGCGATTAACACAACGTTAAGTAAATATTTTGAATAAATGTACCTTCTATATATTAACGAATTAGGTCAAGACTATAAAGGCCAGAGACAATACGAATTTATCTTTGGTAACGACCCTGATACGTTAGTTGAGGAATGGTTTATAATTCCATCTGCCGGTAGGGCGATACCACCAGAAGTAGAATCAATAGATTTAGTTGGTTTACTTAAGAATTCTGATTTAAAACTTGAATTAGTACAGAATTCTGATTATTTTGGTGTTATTGATGCGGTTGATGGAATTGTTGCTTTAGGATGGGAAGCATTTGATATGGAAGCAGAAGAGAGACCAATTAGAATTTCTTTTCACTTTGCTGAAGAATTAGATAGTGTTACCGAAAAACTAGCAACAAAAGGACTTAGATTAATTAACGAAGAAATTAAATATAAATTAAAATGAACAGAGCGGAAACAATAGAAAAACTAATCAAAGAAGGTTTTTCAGAAAAAACATTAGTTAAATTTAATGACAATCAGTTAAAGAAATTTGCTGATAAGATATTAAAAGAAGCTCAAACAGTTACAACAACTAAAACTATTTACACGGCTGGTGATCCAAAAGATAAAGCGGCTGTTAATGCAATTTTAGATAAAGCAGCACATGATCCAAGTATTCTTAAAGATAAGAATATTGAAGTTAAGGAGGGAGATGTTGATATTAAGAAGGATAAAAAGAAAAAGGCTAAATCGGCGATTAACTTAAAAAACATTAATGAGTTTGTTAACAATGTAGTAGATAAAAAATATCACACAATGACAACAAAATTAGAAATGGTTGAATTGATTAAATCAAAAATGAACACAATTGTATCAGAAGATTTAACAGAAAAAAGAATGCCAAAATTACCAGAATTTATGTCATTTGATTCTATTGTATCTGCGGCTAAGCCAGAAGAGGCTCCGGCACAACCAGAAGTAATTCCTGACACACCAACAAGAGAAACACCAAGCAGAGAAAATGATCCAAGAAGAGATCCATTTAGAAATCCAAATGAAGAGCCAGCTTTAGATCCAGATCCAAAAGCTAGAATAAGAAAAATACATAGACCTAAAATGTCTATGGCAGCTGAATAATTTTAACTATGAAATTAACAAAAAAAGAGTTACTATTGAAGTTAAGAGAAAACCTTAACGAGATGCCAATGACATTTGACACACCAGATAGTAGACCTAATCCAGATATTGAAAGAGATTTGGCAAATAAGCAACATACTTTTAAGAAAGTTAATTTACCTAAAAATGTTGAGGAGCCGCATTCAAATTTTGAAGAGTTTTTAGCATCTAAGCGTTATAAGCAAATTGTTGATAATGTTAGAGATAATTTAGGTATGCCATTAGGTGTTGGTGAAGAAAGTATACACACATTAAATGGTACAATGAGTCAGTGTCAAGCAATAGTTTCAGATATTGAATCAAGACATCTACCTGAACTAGCGGCATTGGCGGTACAGTTGGTTCAAAAAGAATTGGGGGTTCCTGAAGGTGCTATTAAGTATACAGCAAAAATAGAGCTACCAAATAGAGAAGGGTTTAAAAATTCACCTCCTGGTGAAATGGAACCAGAAGAGGTTGAATTGGAAAAAGAACTTTTTGATGAATTAGATGATTTTACATTAGAAAGAGCAAAGAGAAGAATGATTAATGCTATGATGCAAGGTGCATCAACTAAAGGTCATTTTATGTTCCATTATGTAAGAGAAGGATTACAACAAATAACTGGCCAAGCAGATAGATTAATATCAATGTATGGTGCTTTAATGTCAGCAGCAGATGCTATGTTATGGCAAGGAAGTAATAGAGGCTTAGGTGTTGGTGGCGGCGGTGGAACACCAATGGTTGCGGGTAAAGAAAGAGCTTTTCCTAATAGAAATCCACCAGAAGTAGAAGCAACAGCTATTAATTTCCCAATATTAGTACACGAACTAATTAAAGGTACGTATGAAATTATTGCAGCATTACATGGTCAACCAAAAGATAAAGAATTAGGTAGAAGAGTAATGGATAAGGAAGATAGTAAGAATAAAGAAATTTGGGACTTTAGATTAGGACCAGCAATTTGGGATATACTTAAAGATTCCTTTCCTGAAGACACAATTACCGAAGAAGATAAAGTTGGTATTCAATTAATTATGTTCCAACATATTGTTTCTAAACCGGCTAAAGAATTTTTAGTTTTCATGAAAGAAGTTCTTTCTGGTAGTGACACTGGTAAGAGATTAATGAAAACGCTATATGATATGATTAATGGTGAAATTAATGACTATGATTATAAAGTAGCAATGAATGATTTTAACGAAACGTTAGAGACCACATCAGAAAATACAGACGATGATGATTTCCTAGATTTTCTTCAAGATATGGGAATAGATAAACCAAGAGATTAAGTTAAAGTGGTCAAATCGACCACTTTTTTCATATTTATACGTATGAGTCAAAAAATAGAACAATTAAAAGAGTATGCACGTATAATAAAAGATACACCATACGCACTTAGAACATATCTACAGACTTTTGATAACACACAAAAGAAATTTGTGCCGTTAGAATTGTTTCCTGATCAAATACAGTTGTTAAAAGATTATGAAACATATAATGAAAATATTACTAGAAAATATAGACAAGCCGGTGTTACTACAGTAACAGCAGCATGGTTATCAAAAAAATTACAACTAGCGAAACCGGAAAATCCTGAAAGGGTTTTGATTATTGCTAACAAAAGAGACACAGCAATTGAGATGGCGAATAAAGTTCGTCATTTTCTAGATCAATGGCCAGAATGGTTAAATGTTGGATTCTCACCTGATAAAAACTCAGAAAGTAGATTTAGATTAAATAACGGATCTGAAGTAAAAGCCGTAGCAACATCTGCGGACGCTCTTCGTGGTTTCACACCTACAGTACTTGTGTTTGACGAGGCTGCGTATATTGAGGCTGGTGAAGACTTCTGGGCGGCTTCTATGGCCTCTTTGTCTACCGGCGGTAAGATTATATTAATTTCAACACCAAACGGTTATGATCCAATTTATTATGGTGTGTACGAGCAAGCTGTTAGAGGTATTAATGACTTCCATATTACGGATTTAAGATGGTTTAAAGATCCTAGATATACAAAGGATTTAATTTGGTTAAAGGTTCCGGATATTGTTCATTATATGTTAAATAGAGAACAATATAATGATGATGAGATCACATTAAAAGATCCTGAATATGATCTAATGAAATATACTGAATATATGGATCAAGGATATCAACCATATTCGAGTTGGTTTGAATCCATGTCTAAAAAATTCAAGTATGATAAAAGAAAAATTGCACAGGAGCTTGAATGTGACTTCTTGGGATCTGGAGACAGTGTTATTCCAAATGAAACAATGGAGAGGATTGCTAAAACTATGGTTAAACCGCCAAAAGAAAAGTATATGCAAGGTACACTGTGGCAATGGTGTGAACCAGAACAGGGTC